CAGTTTTGAAGAAAGCTGGCTTCAAGGTGACGCTATCCCTGCGATTGGATCGGGTGTGGATGTTCATACTGGTGTGGTAAGTGACATGCCTGCTTTTGGTAATACAGTTGTCACCTCTGGAGGGGTGAGTGGCGATCTTGCGGGTACGATTACAAGCGCGGGTGTGGTTACGATTACTGCTGGAGGCGCAGGCACAACAGCTACGGCTCAAACAAGTTCAGAGGTCACCGTTCAATGATATTTAATGAGTAAAATATATAAGTTATTACTGCTTATATCCTTTGCAGGGACTAACGTTTCTGCTGTTCCCGTCGTCCCAACCTTCTCAACTGGTACTCTAAACAGCAGACAAGAAACTAAAACTGTAGTTAGTGAATCTATTACTTCAGTTGATTATCGATCAGGCTACGAATACGTGGTCTCTGGGCATAATATCGAGCCACTAAATACAAACGCTATTTCACCTAAAGCCGTATTAAATGCACCTCAAACAGTTGATAACATCACCTTTACATGGACATCAGTAGATGTAACACCAGCAAACAAACCCAACTGGGGAAT